CGATTTCCTCGTATCGTGCTTGCCGATAGTGCGAGACCGCAAGGCTCGTCTCCTGCCCGGCGAGGAACGCCGCCTTGCGCTTCGACACACCGAAGTTCGACTCGATGATCTTGGCCAGCGTGTCGGCTCGCCCCCCGGCGAAGACGTTGGCTTCGGCCCTCTGCCGCAGATCGAGGACCTGCTCCTCGGTGAACTTGCGCACGTACAGGTCCAAGTTGTTCGTCAGCTCCTCGTTCAACTGGGACCTGATGGCCGGCGTGACCTCGGGGGCTATCCTGATAGCCTCGACAGCCTTCACGCTGTCGTTGAACTGCCCATTGAGATCCGACACGATGCGCTCGGTCGCCTTGGTGAAGTCCAGCCCGGTCGGGGCCGTGGGCACGTTGCGCAGCATCTCGTCCAGCGTGGCGATCACCTTCTGATGAAGTCCCTGCGCGCGGGACTGGGACGCCGTAGCCGCCAGCTTCACGTCAGCAGGCAGCTTCCACTCCGCGAGCTTGAACTCCCGGGTGCCCACGTTGAACTTGGCCCCCAGCCGGCGCAGCTCCCGCGCTACCGCGGGAGTGAACCGCCCGGCGAACGTGCCGTTGGAGTAGAAAAGTTTCCCCTGCCCCAGCGCCGCGCTGATCGGGTCGCTGCCGGCGTTCTGCACCGTCACGGGCACCCCGGCTTCCTCCAGCAAATCCGCGAGCGGCCCGTAGATCACATCGACAAGGTAGTCCAGCACGGGAGCCTCGATCAGCTCCGAGTAGCTGTCCTTGTGGATGATTGGCCGCAGCGCGGTCATGCCGTCGCCAGAGTGAAGTCGAGATAGTACTTCTCGCCCTCCTTGAAGGTGCCGACCAACGCCGGATTCGTGATGGTGATTTTCAAGGTCCCATCCGGCGTCCACTTGGAATATGTGTTATCCTCACTGTTCCCGTCGCCGTCGAACGGAGCGTCGGTGACTGCGAAAAGGGTGAGCCTTTCGGCTAACAGCCACGGGGTGTCAATCTTCTGAACGACAAACTTTGCGCGCATTTTCATAGCTGTATCTTGTTTTCGGGTTGTCTAACAAAGTCATTCACCAAGTCGCACCGAGGCAGGCTCGCAAGCATCTCGACTTCCTGCCGGCTAAGTCTCCGAGCCTCCTCAAAGTCCAACGGCGGGTAGCAGAGCACGCATCGATCCGCTATAGGAACCCCATGTTTGCACTGCCCATTGATTAGAAATTCTGACGCTCTCATGTCATTGGCTCCGATAGTCTGATAATCCAAAATCAATTGCCTGCCGCCCGCCCACCACGTATCTAGCCCCAAGCATGTGGCCCGCAGCGCCCCGCGCTGAATCCCGAACCGCTCGACGATGCTCTTGCTCGGCTTTGTAGAACCCCGTTCGGCAGGGCGTCGAGCAAAACTCCTGAGTCCGCACCGCAGACTCAAACCACGTCTTACACTGGATGCAGTAGCATTTCATGCCGCTCGGCGTTCGAGGATGCTCCGCAGCCGCAGAAGTCCGGAGGCGTTCTGCTTGTCAGGCTTCTTGGGGCCGGCCTTGCGTGCGGCGCCGCCCGACGGGGCGAAGTGGCCGTTCTGGTCGCGCTGCATGCCCCCTTTGCCGACCGCCGCGCCGGCCTCGGCGGCTGCCGCAGCCTGGTCCGCGCCGGGCTCGGGCTCGCGCAGACCTTGGCCCACTTCGGTGTCGATCTGGATCAACCCCTCGCGGTGGAGCAGCGTGTCCGCCTCCATGCCCGTGATCTGGTCCGCGGTGCGCAGCTGCATGATCCGGTTCTGGGTGGACGTGCGGACCTGCTCCTCCTCCACTCCGCTGAGTTCCCTCAGCGGGCGGAACTCGAACGTAAACTTAGGGCAGTAACCCCAGAGCTGATAGCAGCGCAGCTCGATGATCTTGCGCACGAGCTTGCGAGCCTTGCTGCGCACTTCCACCTCGACCATCGAGTTGTAATTCTCCATCGAATCCTCGCCGGAGGCGAAGCCCGTGGACGACATGCCGAAAAGTTTGTTGTACGGGATCTTCAGGTCCGCGCACAGGTTGATGCGGAACTCCACCATGATGTCCGCGAGCCCGCTGAACGCGATCTGCTTCTGCTCATACTCGTCCTCCTTGTCGATGATGATGGCATTCTGGTAGTTCTTGATCGCATTCTGGAGCCCCACGCGCAGCTTGGTCTGCGCCGTGCCCTCGTCGCTGGAGAGCTGCTGCGCGAAGTCCATCAGCTTGTAGATGTCCACCTTGGCCTCGTCCACGAGGGCGAACAGGAGGTTCTGGAACTTGATGTACGTCTGGATCGAACGCATGCACTGCTCAAGGACCGACAGACCCCAGCCCTGCAGGCGCGGGCGGATCAGGCTCGGGGCCTCTTGCCCGATCACCTTGATGATCCGCGAGCCGTGAAGTGGAACACCGTAGTAGTTGAACTCGCCGTTAGACGTGTAGCCGTACATCGCGCGGGCCTGCTCCAGCTTGTTGTCCTCATCGCTACCCGGGGCGTTCACCGTCATGCCCGAGAGGATCAGCTCCCAACGGTCAGCCGAGAGGAACCGCAGCATCTGGCCGGAGAGTTTCTCCATGTCGAGCGGCGTGGATGGGTCTTGGTCGGTCACCGTGATCACCCCCGCGCCGCCGAACAGGCGGCACCAGTTGAACACCGACTTGGCGACCTCAAGGTCCCCCTCGTCCTCCATGCGCTCCTGAAGTTCCTTCACGTCCTCGTCCTCCAGCTCGGGGATGTGGATCGTGATCCCGCCCTTGAAAGCGTCGTCCACCGGCTGCGAGATCAGGCTGCGCACGAGCCCGTAGGACTTGAAGCCATAGTTGAGAGCCGGGCGGTTGAGCGTGAATGTCGAGTAGTCTGCCGACGTGATGAACTCCGCGGGCGTGGAGATCGTCGGCTCGAAGCCGTAGTTGCCATCGCCCTGCACACCGCTGAAGGACGGAATCGCGAACTCCGCGAGGCCGTTTAGCCGCTGGTTCGCATCCGTGCGGGCAAGGGCTGTCGTTGTTTCGTTCATAGGTGTTGCGCGGCGAATTTGACCGACTCGAAAACGAACTTCTGCGACTGCTGAACCACGAGCGGCCCCTCCCGGGGGATCGGGGAGAGCGTGGCAAGGGCGAACCCGCCCCACATGCTGCAGCCGTTCGCGGACGGCTCGTAGTGCCGGCCCGGAACGAAGTCCACATCGACGAAGTTGACCAGCGGATTGTCAGCCCACGACACGGAGAGGATGCCTTGCCGGCAGGCGGGATTGAAACTGTCGTGCATCAGGATCGCGACCGGGATGCGCGGCACGATCTTCAAGACCGCATTGATGTCGCGCGCCACGCCGGCCGCAGTGTGGTCGGCATCGATCAGGACGAAGCCCAAGAGGCCCAGCGGCTTGCTCGCCTCCGCGATTGCCTTCGGCAGCAGCTTTGCGCTGTCACCCGTGAGGAACGTCACGTTGGTCAGCTCGGGCAGTACCAGACTCACGAGGTCAATCGAGATCACCTTCTTGGAAAAACGTGAGAGGACCTGCAGCGACCCGCCGTGCAGCGAGCCCACCTCGATCGCGAGGTTTGGCCGCAGGTAGTCGAGAATCTTCGCCAGAGCGAAACGCTCGTGCTGAGACATGTGCCATGAGAGATCGCCTTCGTTGTCCATCTCGCATAGCTCCTGCGCAAGTGGTGTCATCGTTTCGTTCATTGACTCTTCGCCGCGAATTTGCAAACATGTAATCCGCGATGCAGATTCTGGCCCCCTACTTTGGCGACGTGACGCGATTCAAAACCTTTGCTACCGAATGGCTGCAAGCCGCAACCGTCGTGCCGAACGCCAAGATCCAGCTTCTCACGGACGAACCACGACAGGACCGTCACGTCTTTGCCTGCTCCACGAAGCCGTTCGCGGACTGCATCCGCCCCGGCCAGCCGTTCGACGTGAAGGGTGCTCTCGTGTGCGATGCGCTCACCAAGCTCGACCCGCACGAGGGTATCCTCGTGCTCGATCTCGATGCCCTGCTGCGCGCGGACCCGTCCACGATCCTGAACCGCTTCGCATCGTATCCGGTTGCAATGCCCGAGGACCACGGCGCGCTTGTTTTCTTCCGGTCGATGAACTTGGAGAAGCCCTTCGAGTCCGTCGTGCGCCACTGCGCCGGGGTCATGTGGTTCGGCGCAAGCGAGGACCGCATCCGGCTGCCAATCGAGTACCGCAAGGCGTGGCACGAGCTGCAGGCGCTGCCTCGGCTCCCGTGGGACCCCGCGCTGCCGCACCTTCTCGAACAGTACGCTTGGACCCTCGTGCATCACCGGATGAACGGCCAGAACCTGCCCATCTCGATGAACTGGTCCTCGCGGTTCTTCGGAACCAATCCAGGCGCCATCGTCGATCACGACTACGGACACGGCAAGTGGAACGGCTCCGCGGCCCCGAAGGGGACATGATCATCGCCGCCTGCCTCTACGGCCAGATCGAGCGTTACCGCGCGGCGGCGGAAGCGTGGCTAATGTGGACGCGCCACATGGCTCCGTGGGCCACCATAGACATCTTCTGCGACCGCCCGGCGAAGATCCTCGATCAACCCTGCCAAGTTTTCCCAGTTGACTGGCTTTCGGACTGCATCCGGCCCCGATATCCGTTCGATCTCAAGCCAGCAGTATTCCTCAAGGCGCTCAATCTTGTCCCTGCCGGAGAGGATCTGCTCGTCATCGACTTCGATTGTCAGATCCAGCAGGACCTGCGGCCCGTGCTGAAGAAGTTCGCGAGCGTTCCGCTCGGGATGACCACCGACCAAGGCGCTTTCCTCTACGACGTTGACCCCTTCATGATTAAGCCGTTCGAGACGGTCTTGAAGAGATGTGGTGGCTGTATGTGGTTCGGCGCGTCTGAACGGAGACCCGCGATTCCCGGCATGTTCCGCAAAGCGTGGCACGAAGTCTCCGGGCTCCTTCCATGGGAGCCCAAAGCGCCGTATGTACTGGAGCAGTACGTCATGAGCATCGTCGCTCACCGGCTGGGCTGCCCCGTCCTGCCCGCCACGTTCAACTGGAACGTGCGGCTGCTCGGTCGGACTGATGCTGTCTTGATCGACCATGACTACGGGCACGAGAAGTTCAACGGGGCGCGGCATCCGGGGAACCCGGACTAAGATCCGCTTCGACGACCGTGTAAACCCGCATCCGGTCGGACCCACAGAAGGGGCAAACAGGCTTCGCAGCAATGCCAACATTGAATCTGAACCAGCACTCGGGGCACCCGAGAAACTGATCCCCGGTTTTCAGGTTCTCAAAATCAAACTCCGTTGAGTACGCAAGCTCGGTGTGCAAGTCCATGGTTCAGTTCTCCTCGCCGTCTTCACGCCCGGCCATATAGCCAAACAGGAAAGAGCTTCCCGTAATCACGAACACTGTGAACGCCGCTCCGTAGCCGAATGTTTCCCCTGGCTTATGCGGTGGGATAACGTCGTCAGCCAACGCGACGGCGAATCCGACCAATGCAGCTATATAGACCACGCCTATAAGGAACGACCAATTTCTGTGTTTCATGATTCAGTTCTCCCCAGGTGCCATAGCACAAACCATCTTGATGCACTCGTGTTCAGCCCTGTTCTTGTGTGCCAACAACGCCCCCACAGCCGCAACAGGGTCTCCCTTGGCGGCGACGAGGTGCGGCCCGAGCAGCAGACCGATCTTCTCCAGCGCCTCGCGGTGGAGGATCAGCTGGTCATGCATCGCATCGAGTTCGCTGACATGGATCAGACCGTAGCCGGCCGGCAGCGGGTTGCGTTTGAGCCATGCGGCTCTCTGGGTGGGGGACATCATATGTGTAGAAACTGTCGCTCATTACGTTCCGCTTGATGAACTGCATCGTATCAACTGCCCGCTGATAGAACCGGCGCCTGTACCCCTGTCGGACTGCCGCCAGCAGGCGTTTGCGCCGACCGAACCGAGCACGGATGAACTTCTGAATGTGGGACATCATCGGAAAAACCCTCCCCAAAGCAGCAACGCCGCCAGACCGACTATCTCTGCGCTGCTGACCCACATGCTGACAGGGCTTCTCGGTTTTCCGTGCCTTACAACCGACCCGATGAAACACCCCCCAAGCAAGAACCAAGAAAAACATCTGTGGAGCCTTCATGGGCGCCGTCCCTTTGCCCTCTCGTCCCGCACGACGGCCCGGATCTCGTCCTCGGTCCACTGCATCGGCATGCTCCGCTCGGGCGTATGCCACATGGCAAACCCTATCCCAACAATGAGCAACGTGATGCCAACTAGCCCAGCCCAAAACAGCCCGTCAAGATAGTCCCACGAAGGTTTCATGCTCGGTCCTCCTCGCAGAGCTTGCCCATCCCCCGAACGTACCGCTTCTCGGCGGCATTCAGCTTCACGTTCCTCGGGGCGCCCCAGCCGACCGGGCCGGGCTTGACCTTCCTGCCAAGGCACTTCTTGCAGCGCGCTATCTCTCCCCGGCTCAACTTGACGGCCACGCTCGCCCGATCGACCAGCTCGGCGCGCACCATGGCCTGCTCGACGACGAACTGGGTCTCGGCTCCGACCGAGCGCCGGTTCGTTCGCGCCTGCGAGCGGAGCCACGAGGCGGCTTGAGGGTAGATTCTGACGTGAAGGGTGGGGGTCATACTTGTCCGTCGGTTATCACACATTGCAGATCGATCATCGCAACATCCAGCACTTCCGGGTCGCAACCTGAAAGGCGCCCCTCGATCGGAGCGGGGGTCACTCGCCGTAGAAAGACGCCCTTCCGAACCACGTACGCGGTCAGCGGCCCCGTAAGCATGTCCAGAACCAAGTACTCCCCCGGCGATGGAGCAACGTCGCACCGAAGTTTCCTCTCCAAGTAGGGCTCACCATTGGCAACCCACAACTCGGATGTTTTCCAGACTCGGATTCTCACTTTAGGGGTCATAAAAAGTGTGTTGTATCGTGCCGCTTGACCGCCTTCCGCAGGCCCATAGCGGCACAGTCCTTGAAAAACTGGAACACTTCAGAAGCGTCCGACGGGACTACATACCACGCCCAAGTCCGGCATATCGCAGCCTTCTGGTGTCCTTTTCGGACCAACTTACCCCACAGAATCGGCTCCGGCTCAACCCACTTGTTACGCCGAACGCCCGCGGTTAGGGTTGGCCCGACCACCCACCTATACTTGCTCACCCCGACCGCAGCACGCTTCATGTTGAGCCGAGTCAGCGGTGGCGGCGGGTGTGGGACCCAGCTATCGAGCAGCTCGGGGGAAGGCATGCGGGCAATGTGGGGCACTCTGCCCCACTTCGTCAACACCTAAATTGCACGATCTGCGGCAGAGACCAACTCCACCGCTGGGTTCACCATCTTCTGGATGACCGCGCCGCTGTGCCTATTCTTGGATGAGCCCAGCACGTCCCACACACTTAACCTCTTGCCTAACAACTTCATACACGCGTCGGCAAGGGGGTCACAAAAATCGTCGTGCTTCTGCAATCCGTCAGCCCGGAACGCGGCGCACTCTTCTAGGAAGGGCCGAGTCCACGGCTGGTCCTTGTTGATGTGAATCCTGTGCGTGGCGATGTACGGAAGGATCTCCTGCACCCGCGTAACCTTGTCGTGGATACGCTCGACGGGTGAGACCGGAACGCCGCCCGCCTTGAGCTGCTGCACGAGCCCCGTACCCGACGCCTTGTCCTCAACATAGAACTGCGACAGTCCCGCGCGGTGCTTGCGGTAGAAGGCCAGGGCCATCCCCAGCAGCTGCGGCGACTCCCATTTGCCATGCAGGCAGTCCAGCAGGTAGGCGCCCTGACCGCGTTTCCCCCAAAGCTCGAACACGGTCTGGTCGTTGTGCTCCTTCGTCTTGAAAGCCGTGTCCGCGGTGATGATCTTGCGGTCCCACTTGGCGAACGGGTCCAACGGCTCCAGGATAAAGTCGTCCACCTTGATCAGGTTCCCGCCGAATATCACGGGCTCCTGCATCTGCTGCGCCCAGAACGTGAAAGGGTTCACCTTCTCCCACTGGTTCAAGCCCGCCGTCGAGATCGTCTCGGGGATGATGGAGTTGCCCTGGGGGTCGCGCGATGCGAACTTGAGGAGGCGGGTCTCCTCGGGGTAGTTCTCCAAGATGTAGCCCGTCAGGTCGTCGGTGGAGAGGCGCTGCATGACCAGGATGATGGGGCACCACCGATCGCTGTTGCGCCGGGACTTCAGGACATTCTCGAACCAGAACTTGAGGTTCTCCGCCTCCGTGCGCGACAGGGCCTCGTTCGGGTTGGCCGGGTCGTCGATGGCGATGAACCCGCCGAACCGGCGCTTGAGCCCGCCGCCCTTGCCCGAGATGGTGCCGCCCGTGCCCGCTCCATAGACGCGGCCGCCCAAGGTGGTCGTGAAGTGCCCGGCCTGTTGCACGTCGCCCAGCCGGGTCTCGGGGAACAAGTCCTGATACCACTCGGTCCGCATGACCTCGCAGATGTAGCGCACGCGGTCCGTGACCAGCTCCTCGGAGAAGGACGTGTAGATCGTCTGCGCGTCCGGGGCTATCCCCAAGCTCCAGCAGGCAAGAGCCTCAAGGATCTTCGACTTGCCCACGCGCGGGGCGATGTTGATCACCACGTAGGGGAAGGGCAGCTCGCCGGCAACGGCGAGGGCCAAGGTGCTGCAGACCTCTTGGTGAAAAGGCTTGAGCGGCAGGCTGATCCTCTGCTGCCGCACGAATATCTGGAAGAACTTCCAGAAGGTGATCGGTGCCGGAGCGTCAGGCATTGGTCGAGAGGGTCCACACAGGGGAGCTAAGCTCCCCCGTGCGGAAACCCCTTAAACTCCATCGCGCCGTACCCCTACAACGCAATAGGTCGTCACATGCGAGCTGAAAAGTCCGAGAGAAACGCTTGGGGGTCAAGCTCATTCGAGCAGTGGATCGAGGAGGGTGGTGTGGACGCTGATGGCAGGGGCTTCGGTCTTCTCCGCTCCGATCAGGCGCTGGACCTTCTGCTCGAAGCTCTCCTGGGTGTTCACGTTGACCTGCACCAGGGTCGAAGCTCCTCCACGCGAGAGAGTGCCGTCCAGCTCCGCATCGAGGCGCCCAGCCACGAGGGGGTCGAACAGCTCGATCTCGTGGGTGGTCTCGGTCTCCTCGCCATGGGTGGTGGTGCGCGTCTTGACCTTCTTGATCGCCCGCTCCTGCTCGACCGTCAGGTCCTTGCGCAGCGTGCCATCGGGGGCCATCACGTCGCTGAGGGTCGTCCTGACCACCGCGGCCATCTTGGCCCGGCGCTCGATCTTGCCCATGAGCTGCGGGCGGAACTGCTCGTCACGGAGCTTTGCAGTTTCCGAGATGGTCCGCGGGTCCATGTCGAGCTTATGGCAGATGGTCTTGCGCGCGGCTTGGGAGAGGAAGAACGCCTGCGGGTACACGGCCATCAGGGCCTTCTCCTCGGTCGCGTCGGTCTTCCTAGGCTCGGACACCACGGCCAAGACGTATGCCCGGATGGTGTCATCCCCGATCTTCTCGAAATGCTCCGCGGCTACTTCCGAGGTGGGCCTGTGCCTGTTTGGGGGGTCCGATGCCATGCCCGTAGAGTGAGGAGGTGCCTCCGAAAGTCAAGCCATTTACGCGCCGCTAAAAGGCTGGACCTCCTACCGGGGGTGTGGGTGTCAGTGAAAAGCTAATAGGTTTCTAGGTTGGGGTGTGGAGCCGGCATGGGACCTAAATTCTTATGGTTCTGTGGGTTATGCGAGGCAGACAAGTCAGGACCCGCGCCCGAAAGCATGCTTTACTTAGGTAGATCGCCTATGATACTGTATGAGCCGACACGCATACACTGTGCAAAAATTGCACGTCAAAAGGGTATTGGACATAATGGAACAAAGTGCGTCACGCGAAGCGCAAGACGTTGCACGCCTGCACATTGCAAGAGTAGTGTATCGCGTGCAGTCTCAACAGCAACGCGCATCTTTCGTAAGTTGTTGATAGCGCAGCATGCCATGCTATTGTTAAACACCACGCATCGACGAGGTTAACAATCGCGCGCGTGCATCGTCCGAGAGTGCAGGAGATGCGCCGTTAGCCTTTCGGCCGCCGCCGCCGCCGCCTTGACAAGCCACGTCTGTGGAGCCCACAGCAAAGCGAGATGCTCCACGCATCGAGATCACCAGTTGCCCAGCTGGCCTAAGCTCCTGATCGATTTGCGTGGGCAAACCATGAGGGCCTGCGCTAGCGTTTTTGACGTTGTTTTCGGGCGGATCTTCGGATTTGCCAGGCTAAAAACCACTAGGCAAGCGCATTTCGTTAATCCACCAAGGGTTTCCCCACTATTTGCCACATTCCGCACTTTCCCCTTATATCCTATCCCTACACTCTATAATATTTTCTTTTAGTTATTCTAATTCTAATTTACTTTTACCTCACCTATTGAATAGCAATCTAGTGGTAATGTGGTAGTATGGCAAATAAGTTGGAAGCGATTGACTAGTGGGGCTTTGCGATTGCCATAATAATTGCCAAGCTCGGAAAGGTAGGCAAACGCTTGCGCAAGTGGCTTGACTGGTGAGTGTTGCGTTTTGCCTAGTGGCATAGCTCATAGGTAAGAGCGCCTCAACTGCGCTTGCGACAATACCGACCTACCCGAAAATGCTCCCGCTCGTTTTCAGTAGGATCGAGCACACTGAAAAAAGCTTTTTCCAGATCATTCGCCTCTTGCTCGTCTTGGCAAAAGCGCAGCACCCTGAAAGCGCAATCCTCACCAAATCGCCGGCGATGCGCGAGGAAACGCACCCATGGATTGCACGTCTGGCCCACATAGAGGCATACGCTATTCCTATAGATCGCATACACTGTAACACCTTGCGTCTGTAGCCTTTCGCGCAAGAGGTTTGCTGTCAGCATGGACGATGATTTCACTCCGGTTTTCAGAGCCTGCGCTTGCGCGGCCGCTTGCTCTTCTTGGGTTAGGTAGATCACGAGTCGAATCTTTTTGTTCATTTTTCTTATGGTGCAACCTGCTAGCAGGTTGTCAATTGCAAAAGTGAACTTTTGTTCACTAAAGATTTTTCTTGCACAACCGTAAAACATGGGTAGTTTTCTTTTCAGTGGACCAAAACCAAATCGAAAACGCCACCAGTCCCGAAAAAACGCCTGACGTTTCCTAGCACAACCCAAAAACCCCTAACGTTTCACACCCCCACAATGAAAACCCCCACGTGGACAGTCAATTCAGAAGGCCAAGTCATCAAATGCGACCCCTTCGAGTTTAGTGCTCTCACTTGCTCGCGCAGCACAAAGGCAGAAGCGACGGCGCATTTCCTCGCAAGAGCTAAGAAGATGACCGAGGAAACCCCGTTCCTGCGCATTCGCAATGGCGCATTCCTTATGGTGCATCACGATGGGCTCTTCTACGTTTGCGAGTCTGGCCCCTTCGACCGCGCAAACTGCCCCCTATGCATCGGCTCGGCTTCGACCAAGGAGCAAGCGGAGCATGGCGCAAGCTTCGACTATTACGCGTCTGATGATTATCAGGCGCAGCACAAAGCGGCTTCCTGATCCCTCCCCATGTCCCGCTCACTCCAAATCCGTTTCAACGTCCAATGCTTCCTCGCCTCGTTTCGGCCGAAACGAGGCAAGCAACTCCATTTCCTCTACCACATCCTGTTAGCTCTTCTACCACAATGAAAACCAAGCTCCAGACCCTATTAGCAGCGCATCGCGCTTTGTCCTATGCTGCCGAAGCAGTGGCGAAAGAATTTGCCGAGAATCCCGATTTCCGCAATCGCTCCAAACGCCAACAGCTGACTGTTGATCTGTTTGGCCAGATGCCGAGCGCCATCGCGTTTGGTCGCGTGGTGGACCGTATCGCGAAAGAATGCCAGATTGAGCTTTGACCCCTCCCCCCACACACGAAAACCCT